TGAAACTGTTAAAAGTCCCGCCCTAGTTGGGAATACCCGATTGTTAAATTTTTAACAATATTATCAAAAAGTCCAATAACTCGGACGTATAAAATCTCTATCCAGAGCGCAACAAAAGTCCATGTTAATCTGTACCCAGATATGGTACAATAAGTGTGGGAGATAACTTCCATCTCCTAATTTAGACGCTTCAACACAACACAAAACAAAGGAGTATTCATCATGCGTAAGTATTCTATCACCCGCCGTTCCATTGTCACCACCGCTACCGTCAAGGCCGTCAACCTGAACACCTTTGAGGTGGTTGATATGACTGCCACTCTTGAGGGCGCATTCGCTGACAACTCTGCCGCACTCAAGGCCGTTCAGAAGGTCTGGGAAAATGACGAGTTCAACCCGGTTGCCGTTACTGCTATGGCTTGCAAGGTCAAGACCTACGGTATGACCGCCGCACAGTGGTTCGAGCATGCTGATGTTATCGAGGAAAACGATATCACCCCCGAGGAAGCGGCCCAGTTCGGCAAGCGTCAGAAGAAATCTGACGAGAACGCACAGTAAGTTTATCCACCAGACAAACACATAACAAGTAAGGAGTATCACTATGAATATCATCAACAAGTCCGCTAACGTTGCATCTTCCTTTGACCTTTACAAGCTGGTTCAGTCCCCTGAGCGCAAGAAGCTGACCGATATCAAGGGCCAGAACATCACGCTTGACAAGTGGGTTCTGTACACTGAGCCTGACAAGGACGGCAAGGAGATGAAACTGCTGGCACTGACTACCGCTGACGGCTCTGCCTACTGCACTAACTCTGCAACGTTCTGCCGCTCCTTTGAGAGCGCTGTCGCAATGTTCGCCCAGTTCGGTGAAGAGTTCCACGAGATTCAGGTAACCACTGGCACTTCCAAGAACGGCCGTGATTACATCGACTGCGTTGTGGTCGGCTAATCACCAGCACGAATAACAACTAATTAAGAAGAAAGGCTAAGTTCTTCTTAAATAAAATCACTTACAGTATCCCGGCTGGTGGCCAATTCACTGGCCGGGATTCTTCTATAAAGGAGATGAACAAATTATGAATCATCGCCAACAAGTAGCCGCTATGCACGCTAGAGAGCTGGCAAAGGCCAAACAGCAGTTGTTGCTCAAGGTGAATCAGTATATTCAGGAAGTGCGTGCAGATGGCGGAAATGCTGAGGTAGTGCCACAGTTACAGCGTCTTATAAGTCTTGGTAGTTATCGGTTGCGTGATGTGCAAAAAATGCGACAGATTGCTAGTGACCCTAAAAAAGTACAGGATTATGTTTATGCAGTCAACGCCAGTGGTGAGCCTATTTCTGGTGAGAAGGCGGCTGAACGGTATGCTAGATACGCAACAAGCCCTATTTATAGAGAACCAGCAAAAGAAGTTGATATGATGGTTGACAACGTTGCAACCACAGTTGAACAGACGTTTGTTGATTTGAATGCTTATCAGCAATTCGAGAGTTTCTTGCATGATGTGTTATCATCACCAGAGAACACTATTGGGGATAGCTGGTGGCATATTGCGCACCCTGACTGGGATTCACCCGGTTATAGAGGTGACAGGAACTATGGCAAGGATGAAATGGTGAAGCAGAACATGGACAACATTTTGGAAATGCGTTCTGCCCTGAAAAACCTTATAGAAAAAGATGGTGTACATGAAGCGGCTAAGAGAATAGCTGATAACTATGCTAAGTTGCAAGAAGCATCTATTATAGCATCTATTGGTTATAAAGAAGCGGCTGGTAGTGCAATTCAAGATGTACTATTGATTTTGTTGCCGTCAGATAGACAGCCCGGCAACATCAGACACAGAATGAGTGATATGCAAGATGTGTACGAGGGCCAATACGACTATAACGGTTATGGAGAATGATATCTAATGTCACGTTCCGAAAAGTGGCGAACTTTCAGTGCTGACTTTGAGACAGTAGTTGAAGAGAATACGAGACAACAGACAGCGACTGAGGTGTGGAGTGCCGCTAGTGTTGAACTGTGGACTGAGGACGTTATGGTTTTTCATTCCATTGGTGAGCTGTATGAGTATTATGTATCACTGAACGAGAACATTGTGGTATACTTCCACAATCTCAAATTTGATGGAAACTTCTGGTTGTCGTATCTACTCTATGACCTCAAATTCAAACAAGCCTTTGACCCAGCACCAGACCAGAAAGGTGGCAAGTTCAAAAAGAACTGGGAAATGCCTGACAGGTCGTTCAAATACGTTATCTCAGATATGGGCCAATGGTACACTATGACTATCAAGGTGAATGGACACTACATTGAACTTAAAGACAGTCTTAAATTACTTCCATTCAGCCTGAAACAAATCGGTATCAGTTTCAAGACCAAACACCAGAAACTAGATATGGAGTATAAAGGGCACAGATACGCTGGTTGTCCTATCTCTCAAGAAGAACTAAAGTACATTGCAAATGACGTTCTAGTTATTAAAGAAGCACTTGAATTTATGTTCTCAGAGGGCCACAAGAAATTGACAATTGGTTCGTGCTGTTTGGACGAGTTCAAGAAGGGTCACACAGTCGGAGACGATTACAGCACGCTGTTCCCAGACCTGTACAAAATACCACTTGACCCAGAAGTTTATGGTTCTAGCACAGCTGGTGAATGGATTCACAAATCGTACAAAGGTGGCTGGTGTTATCTGGTGAAAGGTAAAGAGTGCAAGGAGTATAGAAATGGTGTTACAGCAGATGTGAACAGTCTGTATCCATCTGTAATGCACTCTGAATCTGGTTCAGATTATCCTATTGGCAAGCCTAAGTTCATTCATGTTGAAGCAAACGAAGGTGATATCTGGGACGCATACAATTGCCCTATTAAATATGACCCGTTCTGGTTTCAGCCGACAGAAAAGCCTAAAAAGCTGTGGGAATACGGAAAGTTCTATTTCTTCCGCATTAAGACCCGGTTCTATCTGAAACCCGGTAAGTTGCCTTTTGTACAGATTAAAGGCTCTTGGATGTACAAAGGAACAGAAGCACTGGAAAGCTCAGATATTGTTGGCAAAGACGGTATTCCACGTTCCGAATACTATGATATTGACGGTAATTTACATGACACACGAGTTGAGCTTACCTTAACACAGACAGATTTCATTCTACTGCGTGAACACTACAATCTAGTTGATTATGAACTACTTGATTACTGTGAGTTTGATTCAACTATTGGTCTGTTTGACGAGTACATTGACAAGTATGCCGCAATCAAAAAGACAAGCAAAGGCGCTATGAGACAACTTGCAAAACTATTTCTAAACAACTTATACGGAAAAATGGCATCTAGCATGAACAGCTCTTTCAAAGTAGCATTTGAAAAAGACGATGGTTCTGTTGGATTCTACGAGGTGGACGAAAATGACAAAAAACCCGGATACATTCCAGTTGGTTCAGCTATCACTAGTTATGCCCGCAACTTTACCATTCGTGCGGCTCAACAAAATTATTACGGAAAGGACAAGCCCGGATTTATCTACGCCGACACAGACAGTATACACTGTGACCTGCCGCCTGAGCAGTTAAAAGGTATTACAGTGCACCCATCAAATTTCTGCTGTTGGAAGCTAGAATCAAGCTGGGATATCGGATGGTTTGTGCGACAAAAGACGTACATTGAGCACGTTGTAGCCGAGGACTTAGAGCCGATAGAGAACCCTTACTACAATATCAAATGTGCAGGAATGCCGAAAAAGTGCAAAGACCTGTTTGCAGAATCTTTTGACAACAAAGTTGCAGAGGACATTGAGAACGGCATAAATCCAAGAAATGAGGAACAAACGCTATCTGATTCTAAACTTACGCCAGAAGAGATTGCATTTCTTAGTAAGACAAGAACATTTAAAGATTTTAAGACAGGCTTAACAGTTCCCGGTAAACTACTTCCTAGAAGAATCAAAGGTGGTGTGTTGCTGGTTGACACTGATTTTACAATGAGGTGATATAATGACTATTGAAGAATTTTACCGGTCTTGCCAGAACTGTGGCTGGAAAACTGAGTTTGAGCTGTGGAGTTTCTTCACGCTCCTGTATCGTGGGCGGTTTGACCCTATGACGAACCAGTTCAGAAACCTTCATGTGAGCACGTTTGAGGTTCGTAAAGGCAAAGTAAGAATCCAAGTTAGGGAGTGCGTAAGATGATTACACTAGAGGAACTTTGGTATGCGTGGTGTGACATTGACGAGCACACCGAAGTGCACCTTGCCTTTGACGGTGAGGACGAGTTTGACACATTCAAGTTCAGTGAGCGTGACAAGTGGCGGCGATATGATAAGAGCATTGTTAAAGTATTTGCCGCTATTCAGCCTAATGGGCAGTTCCTTGCTACCAGAGGTGCATTTGACAAAGTTATGATTATTCTGAAAGGGTGATACTATGATAGAGTTGCATAAAATTTGTGACCATTCCTATGACCAGCGTACAGGCGGCTGTGACTGTGTTAGTTGCAAATACCACATCAAGCACTATCAGCCTGAGCCTAAAGACTGGTTTATCTTCCACAAGGTGACAGCGGTAAACGCTGGTGAGTGCCTACAGCAAGGGGGGACTCAGAATGGGTAATGGGATTATCCCTGATGCAAAAGGAGCGGCAGAAGAAAAGCTCAAAAAGAAGCGCCTGTTAATCCGTATCCCCGGAGAGAACTATGACAGAAAATGTCTGTCTAAAGATTCCCTTATGTATGTTGCCTATTCTCTGAACAGAGAGTATGTGCATCTGCCGGGCATCAACGATGGTGCAATCAAAGTTTCATCTCTTTCCAATGATATGCTGAGGTCTAAAGTTTTCATGTACCATATTGACACCAATAAGACGTTCACAGCAATCATTGCTGGTTCTGGGTTTACACTGTGGTACACCAAAGAAAAGGAGAATAAAAAGTGAGCGAAGTTATCGTGTTTGCAATTGCGGCCTCCTACTCTATTTATATCACTGTGTGCAGATACAAGTATAAACTTGATAAGTCGGTGTACATTTGTGATGCACTGTTGATTCTTGCGGCTCTTTTGTCATTAAGGTGGTAATATGGCTTTGCATTATTGCAATATAACTTTGTGTTATTATGATTAACACAATCCATAAATAAAAACAAACCCCTCAAGTCGAACCTAACGGAACGGCAAGAGGGGTTTTCTATATCCTGTCTCTGAGGTGCACCAAAGCGCATTGCAGATACGAAACTACATAGCGGACGGTTCATCGCCGTTGCAAAACCCGCCTGTATCGGTGGTACTGTCTCAGAGGGATAAGTTAATTCGCTACGCTCATGCGACATAAGTGTGCGCATAGTGCAGATTTGTTTTGTTCACTTCGTGAACTTGTCTTAGTAAGACAGCGCTTTCAAGATAACTTCTTTGCATTGCAGGTTCTTAAACCGGAAAGCGCCACGGTCGAAGAAATACCGCATCTGGTCTGTGAACATCTTGTACGCATTGAGCATAACATAGTTCACTCTATGGTCGTCTGTTGTGACAGCCAGCTTGAACTTGTAAGTCAAGTCTGGTTTATCATCGCAGTAAATAACACCAGTGTCTGGGAATTCTCTCAGCCCATATTCCTTGTTCATATAGCGGATAGTGCCCAAGTAACGAGAAACACCGGCAGGGCGTTCAATGAATGCAGAGCTGTCGTTCAGGTACACAGCTTGTGTCAAATACACATCGTATGCGTCGCCGCTGAATGCACTGTTAAAAGCAGATTCAGCCTGAGCCTTAGAAGCGGCATCGACATATCCCTGTTCCAGCACCCATCCAACGCCACGCAGAAAGTTTACGTTGTCATTCAGCCGTGAGCTGATATTCATTGCAACATAGTAAGGATTCAGCAGGGTAACAGGGTTAGAAAGCATATACACAGGCACATAACGAGATTGAGCGCCCTGTCCACGAGCAACAGAGGTATGGATAGAACGGAACTTCTTTACTTCATCTGCGCAGTAATGGTTTGTCTCGCTCTGGAACTCGTCCATGAGCATTCGGGTTGTATCTGAGAAAAAATGAGAATACTTCTTAATCTGGTCTGCCGCATTGATACTTACAGCATAACCACAGGGAACTCCGTCAAGAAACAATTCATGGTAAATGCCAGCGGCCCTGCGCTGAGAGGTCATTGCGTGTCCTTGGTAGAACAGAACGCCGATATCCTTAAAGAATTTGTCAGCGCATCCATCAAGTTCATAGTTGAACCTATACAGCAACATGAACTTCTCTTTGTAGTTGATAAAACGCTTTATGCAATATCGGTTAAACCAAGTAGTTTTACCGCCAGAACGGTTTGTGGTACACATATAAATCTCTGGTTTGTTGCCGTTCGTGTCCATCAAAGACAGTAGCTTTGTACCGTCATAGAAGTCACCCATTGTCTCAGCTCCTTTTTAGGAATTATTCCTATTTGTTCCATGTGGAACATTTTCTCTCTAAAATAATTATATCATACCTACTTCCATTTTTCAACTACCTATGGTATAATAATTATAGAAGCTAGGGCGGAAAGGGGGTGAGCTTATGAGTACCGTCTGTTCCGTTCCAGTGGAAGTAAAACTTGCTTTGGCCTTTATGGTGATTGACGTTTTCACCGGAGTGTTGAAAGCTGTCAAAAACAAAGAGTTGAACTCCACAAAGGCAAGGGAAGGAATTTACAAGAAAGCCAGTTTTATCTTGTTCATTGCTTTCGGCTATCTCGCTGATTATGCTATGGACTATGTGAACATGGGTTTCAATTTACCTGCCGCCGTAACTATCTGCACTCTGATTATCGTCACGGAAGCTATTTCTGTGCTTGAGAATCTGGGTCAGATTAACCCAGACTTGGTTAAACTGGTTGCGCCGTTCCTGTCTGCACTGAACAAGAAAGAAGGTGAGAACAATGGTTGACGTTGAACTACTGCTTTCTGACAACGGCGGGGGTTAGAATTTATCCCACCGAATGGCACAACACTATCTACTTTGGCTATCAGAAGAACGCTAACATTAATGCCGATTTGTCTTTGTACTATAGTGAAACGGGTGATGTAATTTCTTTGAAATCTGCTCTTTTTAGCCCTAAAGGGCAATTTGCTACAGTTGACGAAGCTAAGGCTTGGTTTACAGCGCACCCGACCTATCTATACGGCCCAGAGGTGATATTATGAAAACTAAATCATATTATGTTTTCGACTACACCCTCAACCCTGATGAACAGTTGTCTCCTCACTTCAAAGCACACGAGTTTCGCTGTTCTGACTTATCCCGTGTCATTGTGCTAAACAAAGCACTTCTTGAACTTCTTGAAATTATCCGCAACCACTACAACAAACCGCTTATTATCAATTCTGGATACCGCACAGTAGCCTACAACAGTTCACTCAAAAATTCCAGTCCTAAATCACAGCACATGTTTGGTAATGCCGCAGATATTTATATCTCCGGTGTTTCGCCGCTCAAACTGTACTCGTGGCTTAATTCTAAATACCCTAATTCGCTTGGACTTGGTATTTATGATTCCTTTGTTCATGTGGATGTAAGAGAGGGAAAGTCACGGTGGGACTACCGAACAACCACTAAATAATTGAAAGGAGCAAATTATGGAGCTTGCTGATTTCAATGCCAAGACACAGGAGCTTATCAAGCACTTGGGCGATAACGCAGACCAAGGCGAAGTAACTAACATCTTGGCAGAACTGACCACTGGTTTTAGCGAAGAGGTTGCCGCAAAAGCGACTGCCCTTCGCAATGTTGATGACCTTACCGCAAAGAATGCGAAGCTGAAAGAGGACAACATGAATCTCTTCCTTCGTGTTACTGTACCGGAAGAACAGCTCAAAAACCCTGTCCGACCGGAAGAGGACAAAGACCCCATCAACCGTCTGTTTACCAATGGCCGACTTAACCTCAAGGGCTGATTTGCGAAGCAAATCTTTACCAAACCATTATTCATCTCCCGCACGAGCGGAAGCGAGTTATGGCTAAACATTTAGAAAGGATAGTGATAAACTATGGCAACTGCTATCGACATTGTGAACGCCGTCATTGAGACCAGTTCCACTCTGAAAGAGAACATCCCGCTTGCTACCAATGCCACTCTTCAGGCAACTGGTGGCGCTATCATGCAGTACACTCCCTTTATGAATGAGTTCATCAATGGACTGGTGAACCGCATTCTGTTTCAGGAAGCGCACAACATGACCTATGACAACCCCCTTCGTATTTTCAAAGGTGTCGATATCCCCTACGGCGCTGACGTACAGGACAGCATTGCGAACCCCGCTGTTGCTACTCCCTACGACAGCTCTGCAATGAGTGACGTTCTGTCTCCTGCTTCTCCTGATGTTAAGACCGTGTACTACCGCCGCAACCGGCAGGACAAGTACAAGGTTACTGTCTATGATGCCGTTCTGGCTGGCGCTTTCACCAACGCCGATACCTTCAACAACTTCGTCTCGATGATTCTGAACACCCTGACCAGTGGTGACAATATCGACGAGTTCACGCTGATGAAGGGTGTTGTTGCACAGGCTATCAACGATGACAACATCAACAAAACCTATCTGCCCGTTGGTGCTGACCACCGGGCCTTTGCTGAAACCCTTGTCACCAACCTGCGTGCCAAGTACCTTCAGTTCCAGTTCCCTTCTACCAAGTACAACTGCTATCAGAAGATGGCTACCACTCGGGGCGTTGCAAAAGCAACCCCCCTGACTACTTGGACTTCTCCTGACCGTATCAGCGTCCTGGTTCGTGCTGACGTTGCCGCCTTCACTGACGTTGAAGTTCTGGCTAAGGCATTCAACATGAGCAAGGCTGACTTCCTTGGCCGTCAGGTGATGGTTGACAGCTTTGGTGATACCAATGATGCCGCTAAGACGCTGGCAATCATCGCAGACAACACCTTCCTGCGCACCCACGACAACCGTTTCCAGATGGCCGAAACCCCGTACAATGCAAGCACTCTGAGCCGCACCTACTTCCTGCATCACTGGGAGACTATGGCTTGCAGTCCGTTTGCTAATGCGTGGGCATTCATCGAAACGCAATCTTCATAACGTAACTGCTCCATAATTTTCTCTCTTACGGTAGCTGGCTTGAGCTTTAGACCAGTGAGGGCGGGACAGGGGCAAGAGAGGTACAAATTATGTTTACACCAACAACTGCTTTAAGGCTACTCAGCACTCCGCTAGAGAGCGATTACAGAAACACACTGTGGTTCCCTGACCGAGAAACACAAACCGCCTATTTCTTAGGCAAAACGATTAAGACCTACGAGAACTTCCAGTACATTAAAAAGAATAACACTATTGTTGTGGATGGTGAAGTGGACTTGCTGTATAACTGCAACTACATCATGTACCAGAACAACAACTTTACCAATAAATGGTTCTATGCATTCATTGATAGAATCGAGTGGGCAAGCAACAGCTCCGTCAGACTATACGTCAGCACAGACGTTATCCAGACTTGGTTCTTCGATATCACATACTATGACAGCTATGTTGATAGATGCCACAGTGATACTGACGTTGCTGGTGACAATATCGTGCCCGAGGATTTCAGCGTTGGCAATCCGGGTGGCTATCAGGTGGCTGGTTCGACTGACCTTGCACCAGATGGCATTGCGCTGTTTGCCACTTCCACTTATGCAGGAGAATCCAGAACTGGTTCTGTGAACTCTGGCATTTACTCAGGCGGGCAAAACCTTGTTGACTTCCACATTGATAATCCCGGTGTCGGCTCTATTCTTGACAGCTACGTTAAGAACGGCACAGCAACAGCGGTTATCAAATTACAACAGTACCCTTACAAGCTCAAGAACGGCCCTATGACTGTTTCCTTCTCTAAGTATCCCAGTTCTATTTCTGGCTATACACCAAAAAACAATAAAATGCTCTCGTCTGCGTTCGTTACTTGTTTTATGAGTATGTACGGACAGGAGACTGATTTCAACCCAGTGTTCATCACCGGCAGCAAAGTTAATATTAAAGTTTCAGCTGACCAGACAAGCGGAACTATCAGCGCATTCGTTGAGAATTACAGCGATGGCTCTATTTCTACAATCTCTATGTTTGCTTCCATTCCAGAAAGTGGATGGAGCTACAACCAGTACAAAAACGATTACAATTTGCACAGTGCGTCAAATTCAATTATGGTACATCGCAATAAAGAAAATAGGCGTTACAACCTATATCAAGGAGCGTTAAGTAGTGCTGGTGGTGCATTACAAGTCATTGGTGCTGGCGTAGCTTTAGCAAACCCGCTGACATGGGCAAAGGGAAAGGAAGGAAACGCACTTAGCCAAGGAATATCTGGTGCATCCACTGTCCTTAATGCGGCTCGTGAAACAGGACAAATTCAAGGTGGCATTGATGAAATAACTCAAGATTTAACTGCTATTTCTGAAAACTACAATGCGCCTGCTACTGGTGGCATGAGTGCTTCTAATGGCTACATTGCTACTGGCAAGACAACATTCTCCTACGGGTACAAAGTTCTTCCCAAAGACATTGTTGAACGTTGTGACAAATTCCTTACTGTCTACGGCTATAAACAGAGCGAATACCGAGCAATCAACCTTCATGCAAGAGCAAGCTGGACTTACATCAAAACCAATGGCTTAAATGCCAGCGGTAACTTCCCAGACGATGATATGAACACTATCAAGCGTGCATTCAATAACGGCATATTCTTCTGGGTCTACACTGCAACATACGGAAACTTTGGACAAAACAATGCTATTGTGTAAGGTGGTGATTATATGGCATCTGCTGATGAAAATTTAACAGGTCTAAAACAGACTATGACCAGCAATAATGCTGTATATGCCACTATTAAAGCTCAATACGTTGGAAGTTGGCGCAACGATATTGAAAACATTGGCAACATGATTGGGCGCACGCCAGAACAAATTAAAGAGCTAAACCCTTGGCTTGAAGAAAACAACTTTACCGCAAATGACCATGATTACATTACACTACTTCTTAAACAAGGTGCAACAGGCGGAAAAGGAACTAACTCAAATGCTATAAACAATATACCTACTGGGTATTATGCTACTAATAGCTGGTTCTTTCCGCTCGGCGTAGGAACTTGGAAATGCTCTCAGGGGTTCAAACAAGAACACGCCGGACTTGACCTTGTTAAATCAATTCGTGGCGCAATTTCTGGCTCTCCAATTTATGCCAGTAAAGCTGGAACAGTTGTACAAGCATACACTTCATCTAGCTGGGGTAACACTATCCTTATTCGCCACGATGATACAAAAGATGCTTTTGGAAACTGCTATTATACCAGATACGCCCATATGCTGGCCGCACCAAAAGTTGCAGTTGGCGATAAAGTAAGCCAAGGCGATAAAATCGGAAATGTCGGAAACACCGGAACTTCAACAGGTGCGCACTTACACTTCCAGATTTACTTTACAGATGCGTCAAGAACTGACTACACTAACTTTGACGGCGGCAAGACTAGCTATTCATTCAGCGTTGACCCTAATAATATTCCAGACTTCCCCGGAAAACCATGGAAAGAAGGACAAAGTTCACAGGTCGATTACGTTAAATCAGAATATGTTACCGAACAAGACATAAATGTTGTAAAACGCCTAGTCGAAGGTGACGAAGCAGAAACACCCGTTACAAAATCTGAATTTGATGCAACAGTAAACGGCATTTCAGACCGCATTATACAAGGAAAGAACATCACAAACAGTGACGTAAAAAATATAGTGCGGCAGTATGTAGAAGCACAGCTTAGCGGTGTTCAATCCTCTGGTTCAGAAGCGCTATATCAGCTCTTAAATGGCGGTGATTTCTACACCGTATTCAATAACTTTGTGCAAAGTGTTGTTAATAATTCAATTAACTACATGTACACTAAAGTTGGAGAAGCAGTAGTGACAGCTGGACAAACAGCTGTAAATCAAGCAAAGGCTGGATTAAAAGACTACATCTTCACAAGCGCTGATATAGACCCAAATAGCGAACTAGCCAGCAGTCTTGGTAATTATCTGGACGGCTATGTTGACAGAGTTGTTCAAAACGGGTGGCAATCAGTTACAATTGCAATCAACACTGGCGATGTCGAACAAGCTTGTCAAATCTTTTTAACTAACACAAAACGAGATTCAATAGACTTTCTAGCAAATGTAACAATGCACGGCTGTGCAACAGCAATTACCAGTTACATTGAATCGAATGTAAAAGACCCAGTAGCGGCACAAGTTGCGGCTGACCTTGGTGTTGGTATTGTGAACGTAGTCGTGCAGTCCATTGGCGGTGTTCTAAAAGGCGATATCAGCATAGGACAAGCCGCTAAAAACATTCTTTCACAGGCCGTTGTCCTTGTCACTAAAACTGTGGTTCAAGGCTATTTCAAACCAATTATAACTGATTTTCTTACAAACGCTATAAGAGATGGCATTGTAAAATTATGCGCAGAAGCCGGCCTTACAATAGGCGGTGACTTACTGCCGGGCTTAGGTCATTTAATTGGCGCTCTAGTAGGTTATGTAGTCGGCTTGATACTTGACCTAATTGTTGACAAATTAGTTGGCCTGTTCACCAATTAAAGAGGTGATTAAAATGTACAATTATGATAACGAACTCGCAGACAAAGAAGCATCCCACGCCGCTTACGCTGACTACTACTATCGTCTTAAATCTCTGGCTTGCACAATGTTTAAGTGGGAAGGACTGCCTGATAGTGTGAATGAGCGATATCTTGAATATTGCCTGTTCACCTACGGTAAAGCTGTTTTCTTCAACCATGCAACTCGTGGCTATATGTGCCTGAACGGCGCACTCAGAGGAATCAACTTCTACAATGAACCTATGTATATCAGACCTATCAGCCCTGTGGAAACGTTCCCCGAATACGATATGAAGGACTGCGTGCTTATCAGAAACACCCCTGATATGTACCCGACTTTCCTTACTACTATCCGTTACACACGGGACTTGTACGATATCGACCAGACTATCAAAGTCAACATCGGCGCTCAAAAAACACCTGTCCTGATTCTTACCGACACCAAGCAGAAACAGACCGCACAGGCTGTGTATCAAAAGTACACTGGCAACACTCCTGTTATCTACGGTATGAAAGGCGCGTTTGACCCAAACAGTTTCATGGTTCTACGCACTGATGCACCGTTTGTCGCTGGTCAGTTACAGGATATCAAGATTACGAAGTACAATGAGTACCTGTCTTTCCTTGGTATCGGCATGGCGGACTTCAAACGTGAACGAAGAGTAACTGACGAGGTAGAACAGTTTGACCAACAAGCAAACGCTCTGGCAAACATTGGTCTGTCTCAGCGAAAACACGCTTGCAAACTTATCAATGACATGTTCGGACTGAACGTGTCTGTTAAACTGGCAAATGCGCCGTATATCACTGATGGTGACAAGTACAGCAAAAATGCTTCTACTATCTCCTATGTAAAAGCCCTTGCTGGTGGTGATAATGGGGGTGAGGAATAATGGCAACGTATACCATTGAACTAGGCAAACTGCTTACTCTCGATGGGTTCGACATTGGCATGAAAGATTACCCACTGCCATCTTTTCTCCATTCTGCTGGCGATATGCAAGCGTGGAGAGAAGCGCTGAACCAGAAAATCATTAACCACTACTATTTCAACGAGATTTGCTGTCTGCCGCCTGAGAGATTCAAGTTCTTCCTGAACAACACTCTTAACGAGAAAATGCCTTACTTCAATATGCTGTATGATGCTATGGCTGAGAACTGGCAGTTCTACACTGGCGGCACTCTCACTGAGGTTATCAAAGCTGACGGCACTAGTTCGGATAATGGTACGAAAACCGGTACTGATGTGCTCGCTAGGTCTGGTATCGATACCACCAACAATGTCAGTACACAAAATAATTCCCATAACGATTACACCCTCAATGTTAATTCTGACACTCCTGCTCAAATGCTCAACATTGAGAGTGATATCGCAAATAACACCTACGCTTCCTCTGCTAACAAAAATAAAAATAACGGAACTAACACAGGTAACAGCAACAGTACCGATACCACCACTTATAACAGCAAAGAAACAACCACGCTCGCTGAACACACCACAGCAGACAGACAGCACAATGACAACCGGAACAGAACCGTGTCTGGATTGAACAACAAGTCCTACGCAGAACTGTTCAAAGAATACTCTGAATCTGTACGCAATCTGGATTTAGAGGTTATCGACAGTTTGAAAGATTGCTTCATGGGAATTTTGTAAAGGAGTAAAACTATGGCCAACTTCATTCAGTCTGCTGACAGCAAAATCAAAATCAATGCTGATGTTTCCTACCTGCTGAACGATGCCCTGCACGTCAATGCCATGTTCACCGCTTCCGAAAATGTCGAAGCAAACAACCCTGTTCTCCGTGTGAACCTGCCCAACATTGGTGCACACGCAGTGATTAACTGGTACAGCACCAAATCTGACTCTGCTCCCACTGCCGCAACCGTTAAGAACGCCACCTGCTCTGTGGATGGTCTGCACAACATCACTATCAAGCTGGATGCGGCTACTGATGCTCAGCAGGAGTACCACATTGAGGGCTGGATTGAACTGCCCTGAAAAGGGGTGATATTTATGGATTTAGTCTCACTGGCTAAATTCTTGAGCGCCCTTATTCAGTGGGTTCTCAACTACTTCCATCTGTAAAGGGGGTGTCACTATGCAGCTTACTACTCTTACTCCGTTGCCCTTCCTTCCTATTCCGGGCAAGTTTGACCTGAACACTTTCCTTCCGGGTTCTAGTGACTATGAGATTCTGGCACGAGTTGTGGAAACCTACAACAGCGCTGTGAAACAGTTCAATGAAATTATCGAGTTCTATAGTGACTTCGATTCTAAAATTGAAGAGCTGGAAACCAATTTTCAGACCAAACTTGATACCTTTGAAACACAGGTGAACAACGAGAACGCCCAGTTCAAATCTGATATCACTACTCAGCAGAACAACTATCAGAAAAACATTGATGCCAAAATTGCACAGCTTGACAAAACCATACAGGTGTGCTATACTGAGATTCAGAAGCTCATTAACGGTGAGTATATCGAGACTTATGTGCAGGCTCTTGCAACGTGGATTGACAACAACTTACAGGTAATGGTATCCAAGATTGTGAAATACGTCTGGTTTGAAATCAACGAGGACGGCTATTTCATTGCTTGGATTCCTGATACTTGGGACTTCATTGACTTTGACACAGAAATGAATCCTGATTCTGAGGACTATGGCAAACTTGCTTTACTGTGGGAACCGGAAGTCGTACAGTAACTTTGACGTGTGATAGGCACTCTTCAATCCTATCGGGAGGGTGAATCAGGTGTTCTGGTTCAATGGGTGGACAGTTTATTTAATGAAAGGGGTTTCTAATATGGCTATTAAGAAGTATATTGGTGCTCGTTATGCTCCGAAGTTCATGGGCGCTTGGGATAAGTCCAGCGAATATGCCGCGCTGAGCGTGGTGTATACCAATGAACAGAGCTATGTCAGCCGCAAGACTGTTCCTGCAAACACTGAGATTACCAATACTGAGTTCTGGATTAAGAGCGCAGACTGGAATGCTCAGGTGACGCAGTACAACCAGAATGTTGAGCGGTATGAAAAGGAAGTTCTGAAGTGCTCTGACGCTGTAAACAACCTTGTCGGAAAAACTGTGTACACCTACAATACCAAAGATGACATGGCCGCCGACAAGCGTGTACAACTCAATGACACTCTTATGACGTGCGGCTATGCCGAAGTCAACGACAAGAAGGGAAGTTTCTACAAAGCCGTTGCTACTACTAGTGCAAAAGCTATTGCACTTCAGAATGACCTTTATGCTAAACCGTTTGAACTTACGGAAGCAAAGGATTCTGATATCGCAACTCCCCAGCAGTTCGGTGCTGTCGGTGACGGCGTTGCAGACGACACTGCCGCTGTTCAGGCCGCATTGAACAGTGATAAGGGTATTGTCGTTATCAAGGCTGGCACTTATAACGTTAAATTCCCTATCAATATCACCAACAACGTATGTGTCTATATGGCTAACAACGCAATCCTTAAAGCAACTGCTGATATGGATAGTGTCATTTCCATTGACAACACCAACGTGCCAGCTGGCCCTACTGCACTGTCGAGCTACGTCCATTTCAGCATTAACGGCGGTCAAATTGATGGCAACAACAAAGCCAAGTACGGCATTAAGGCTACTCAATATCACCGTTCTTCCGTGAAGGGAATGAGTATCTTCGGATTCACTACGCACGGTATCCACTGCAAAGACAGCTACGCAGAAACCGGAGCTTACTTCACTGGTGAAAACTTGACTATTATCGGCAACAACTCCGATAATAGTATCGGTATCTACGCCCCCGGCAATGACGAAGAGTGGAATAAGGTGAGCGTTATTAACTGCAAACTCGGTTTCCAGTGTGGCGCAAATCATATTATCACCGACTGTACTACTTGGCGTACTTCTAAAAACTACTATGATGGCAGTATGGGTATGATCATCGGTGGAGATAATTGCCTTATTTCTAACTTTACCTGTGACAGCACCAACTACTTTATGCAAATTGGCCCCACGGCAAACGGCGTAGTAATTAACGGACTGAACTTTGTTCAGGCGTTTACTGATGTCAGTCCAATTATTGGCATAAACTTCAGTGCTGCTAATGCCAACTGCGCCGTATCTATCACAGGCATCAACCAAGGAGCAGCTGATGTTGAGCTTCTTGCCAACACCAAGAACGAAAAAAACACTATTATCGGGTGGAATGGCACTAATAGCAACCCGCGCCATATCGCACCGCTAACAAATGCAAGCGGGTGCGGCAGGTTTACTGAGCAAAACGCAAAAACTGTACTGGCCCGCCTTTCCAATGTAGGCATCACTGCGACATCTGTTATGATGTTCGCTTGTGACCCAGCAGGACACTGCTGTTACCTGTTCTGGAATGGAACAACAATGAAACAAACTAACGTGGTCGATGGTATTGCTACTAACAATAACGGCACAATCAGCAGTAGCTCCGGTGAGGTAACTGAAACTGTTCTGTGGTACGGCTAAATAATGAGGAGACGTGAGGAGCGTCTCCTTTTTATTTTGGAGTGCTCCGGATAGAGATTTTATACGTCCGAGTTATTGGACTTTTTGATAATATTGTTAAAAATTTAACAAT